GAATTTAAAAGAGACGGTGTTGAGGCTGAGTGGCTTCCACACGCCTTTGAGCCGTGGGCTTATCATGATATTTCAACAGGGACTCCAATTCCATTTAACTACGCCAGCAAAGATTACGACGTGGCCTTTGTGGGGCACATTAATTCACCGAACAGAATAGATTTCTTGGATCGAATGTTTAGAGAATTTCCAAACTTCTTTTTTGGACAGAGACAGTTTCAATATGCCGCTAAGATTTACGCCAAGTCTAAAATTTCTATTAACATATCAATGGAAGATGATTTGATCATGAGAGTTTTCGAGGTGATGGGAAGTGGCGGTTTTCTTCTCACAAATTGGATTCCAACGATCGAGGAATTTTTTGAAGATGGCAAGCATCTGGTTTTATACCGTTCCCTGGATGAAGCGGTGGACAAAGCCAAGTATTATTTGGAGCATGATTCGGAAAGAGAAAAAATTGCTCAAGCGGGATATGAAGAGTGCATGAAGAATCATACGATAGATAAACGTGTTGAAAAACTTTTAGAGTCTGTTAATCAAACGAAGGTTTTTGTCTGAGGATAAAATGAAAAAAGAGTCGAAGAAAAAAGAGGTTGAGAAAAAAGCAGTCGAATTTCCGATTAAAAATAAAGATGTTATTGAGAAAGTTGTTGAACAAGTCCCTGTTGGTGAATCGGATAAGAAAAAAATAGAGAAATTGAAACTTTGTCTTATGGATTTAAGGGACAATGTGGTTCATGGAAATGAGGCTCAGGTTAAAAATATAAATAGAGTTCTAGACTGTTAATAAGGAGATAAAAAATGGTTCAAGTATTTCGTTTGATGGGAATGCCAGACAGGGTTATTGCTTTCGATCAATTGCCGGATCGATTGCTCCAAGGATTTGAGTTGTGCGGATCAGATGGTTTTCCACGTCATTGGAAAGCGTGGATGGGTAAAATAAAAAAAATAACAAAAATTCCTCCAGAAAAAGATTTTCTAACAGGCCAAGTTCGAAGATTTGATCCAATAGTAGAAGAAGAATCTTATTTCTATCTCGTGGATTGGACTCTTAATGCTTCTATGGAAAAATGGAAAGAAGTTTGTGATTTTGTTCGCCAGCATGTTTCTAAAGATGTCCGTTTGATGGACAAGATAGAGGACATGTCAAAGCCTTTGGCTGCGAATAAATCAGACGGGGTGACTTTAGAACCAGAGGATGTAGTGGTTATTCCAATACCTATCGAATACCAAGAAATAGGAGTTGGTCTTATCACTCCTGCGGTAGCCCCAAAACGAGACCCATTGTCTCCAAAGGCTGTTTTTAAATGTACTGAAGAAGGATGTGTAAAAGAATTTTCAGCGAAACAGGGTCTTGTGATGCACAAGATGAAAAAGCATTCGCCCGTGTCAGTTCCAGTTTAAGTTTAAACCCTGCGAGGAGTTCATCACTCCTCTGCAAAAAGTCTAAACAGCTTGCAGGGTCTAATTTTCGGTTGTTAGAGGCCGATGAAAGGTAAAACTTTTGTCGGTCTTTTTATTTAAAGGAGAAATTATGAAGAAAATTATACTCGCAGTTTTATGCTTACTGACTTACACAGTGGCTTGGTCTGCTTTTAATGTTTCGGAGGCTCCCGTTAATGGCTCTGGAACACCGGGCCAAGTCTATGTTTCCACCACAACTTTGACGAAGGTTCCGAGTTCTCAAACGTCTGGCCGCATGGGAATGTTCGTTAGCATTCAATCAACAGGGACTTTGTTCGGGTTTAGCGGATTCTATGGAGATTGCACGAGCACCTCTTTATCGAGTGCTTTGCGTCCAATTGTTATTGCAACCCAAACTCAGACGGCGAACACCTACATATCCATGAGAGAAGATGTTTGCCTTTGGTTGATTTCAATGGATGTCGCTACCTCAACGACCAGCGTTATAAATTACCAGGAAATAAAGAAATAGGAGAACTTCATGACATTCCTTACCTTACAACAGGAATTGCAAGATAGACTTGGAGTTTTTGATCAAACTGTTTCTACTGACGCCACAAAACTTAAACGTTGGATTAATATGGGGATCCAATATATTTGTGGAAAACGTCTTTGGCCATTTATGTTGGCTGAAGAAATTATTCAAACAATCACAGATTATACGACGGGGACAGTGACTGCGGCTGCTGCATCGACCTCTGTGACGGCAAGTGCTACGATTACAGATTCGAAAGAGGGTCAGTATATTCAGTTCGCCTCTTCAAATGATTGGTACAAAATAACAGCTCACACAGCAGGAACGGCGGCTTTAACGATCAGCCCTGCTTCTATCTCAGCCAACACCACAGCGACTTATACCATTCGAAAACTTCTTTATACGACCACAACTCCTTTGGTTCAAATTCTAGACATGAAACAATTGGTGACTCCGGTGAGGATTATTTCTCAGAGTCCAAGAGGAACTGATTTTTTTCTTCCTCTCTATTATTCCGCAGGGACTCCTTATTATTACACTATGAGTTCTCCTTCAAGTGACGGAACTCCTCAATTTTCTTTCATGCTTTCTCCTTCTTCTGCTTTGAATATCATGATTCGAGGGATTAAAAACTTAACTGATCTATCGGCGGATTCAGATATTCCCGTCATTCCTGCCAATTGGCACGATTCCATCGTTAATATTGCTGCTTATTATGGGTTTCAAAGTTTGGATGATAACCGGTCTGATTCTGAACTTAAAATCGGAGAAATGAGAATTACGGATATGTCCAGAATTCTAACTCATGACTTAGGTCGGCATCGTGTAATGCAACCAGTAGACGGAGATTGGAATTCAGGACTTAAATGGGCTCTTCCTTCTAATTTTGGACCGGATGTGTCGTGAGTTATAGAGGAACAGAAACACCTTACTACGATTTCACTGGAGGAATGGCTTCCAATACATTTCTTCTGGATGTCAAAGCCAACGAAGCCAGCTATTTAAGAAATGTTTATTTGGCATCTGATGGTGGTTTTGAAAAACGAAGAGGGAATACAGCTTTTAATGCGTCGGCCATGGTGGGTTCTACGACAGCCGTGACGGGACTTTTTTATTACAAATTAGCCGCTGGGACTCAATGGCTAATGGCTATCGCAGGAACAAAGATTTTTAAGTCTGATGACTTGGACGGAGTGATGGACGATATAACGGGAGCGGTGACGATCACAGCAGGCCAGGACAATATGTGGACAGAGTCTGAAATGAACGACATCGCCATATTTGTTGGGGGGGCTCCGGACGCTCCCATTAAATGGACTGGTTCTGGAAACGCAGCTGTTTTGGCAGGAAGCCCGCCTAGCGGTAGATTTGGATTCACGCACAACAACAGATTTTTTATAGGAAATACGACAGCGAATCCTTCGACCATTTATTGGTCTATTCTTGGGAACCCGGAGGATTGGTCGGGCACTGGATCAGGAAATCAAGACATAGAAAAAAACGACGGAGACACGTTGGTGGGGGCGGCTCCACTAAATACAAACATGGTCCTTCTTTTCAAGCAAAACTCAGTCCATCAGTTCTTGACGAATTCAGCACCATTCCCTTATTTTCCGTTATTTAAAGGAGTCGGGGCGGTTGGCAACAAAGCCATTGTTGTCGCTGACGGAATTGCTTATTTCATAACGCCTCAAGCGCGGATGAAGTCGTCTGATGGTTCAACGGTGACTGTCTATCCCGATAAAATTGACGACGTGTGGGATTCTCTGAACAAGTCCAGGCTTCAATATATTGTTGGGAAAAGATATACGGGAATTGGTTTTGATCATTTGATTTGGCTATGTTCGAGCGGTTCTTCGACAACAAATAATTTAGCAATTGTTTGGGATTTGGTTAACAAATGCTGGCTTCAGCATACAACTGGATATAAGGCCAATGCCATGGCCAAAACACAGAGTGGAGTTCTTTATACAGGTCATTACAATGGGAAAATTTACAAACAGGACGTTGATGGAATTTACTCAGATGCTTCGGAGGGGACGATAGCGATAGACGGATACTGGAGAAGTGGATTTGGTTTCCATAAGTCCATTGAAAGATCTCTTCAGTTATCAAGGATAAATGTGGGTTTTGTTTCTCGAACATCTGGATTTTTAAATGTTGGGCATGGATTTAATTTTAACGTTGACCAATATAACACCAATATAAATATGCAGTCTGGCGGCGCAGCTCTATGGAATTCGGCAATATGGGGCGTTTCTATATGGGGCGGGCAATTAGATTTCATAAGAACTGTCTTTATTAAGAGTCGTGGAAATAATTTTCAGGTATCTTTTGGAAATAACGTTATCGACCAGACTTTCAAGATTCATGGGTACACGGTATCTGGAAAAGAATCAACTGTTAAAAACTTTACTTTGAGTTAGGAGACATAACATGGCAGATCTAGCAGTTACAAATACATTTACATCGGGAACGACGATTATTGCTTCTGAAGTAAACGCGAATTTTAGCGACGTCGTAAATTACATCAATAATCGAAATTCAGCCTCGGCAAGTTGGACAGCTTTGGCAGTTTCAGGAAACTCAACAATTGGTGGAACCTTAATTGTTTCTGGGGCTACTACCTTGGGTTCAACTCTAGCGGTGACAGGTATATCTTCTTTTGCTAATGGGGCAGCAGCAACACCGTCTTTAACTTTTGCATCTGATACCGATACGGGGATGTATCGAATTTCTGCCAACGCAATTGGATTTTCGTCTGGCGGAACTTTGCGTTGGGCCATAACAGGGTCAGGAGATTTGGGAGCCAATGCGAATGAATTGCTATTAGTCTCTCCGGGGACTGTTTCTTCTCCTGGGGTGCAATTTAACAGTGATTCGAATACAGGAGTTTATTTAATTGCAGCAGACAATATTGGAATTGCTGTTGGTGGAGTTAAGTTTGTAGATGCAAAAACAACGAGAGGATTTGGAATCCTGGGGTGTGACGGGACAATTGATTCTTTAAGCGGTTTTGTGGGAGAGTATATTTCTGCTTCTGATTCCACGCTGGGGAATATTGGTCTTACGACTGTTTGGCAAGATCAAGTCAGCATTTCATTGACCGCTGGAGATTGGGATATAACTGGATCAGCTTTTTTTATTGCCAACGGAGCGACGTTGACGGATGGTTATGGAGTGGCAGTCTCCATTAATTCTGGTAATACTACAACCGATCATGTCTTTGGAAATAATGTCCTTTATGGGGCAATTTCAACAGGCACAATCGTATCTTCTTCTTCGACAGTCGTTTATCGACTTCTTCTGTCTGCGATGACAACTGTGTATTTAAAAACTGTAGCAACTTACACTGGTGGGCCACCACAGGCATTGGGAACCATTAAAGCGAGAAGGGTAAGATAAATGGCAACTGCTCCAACCGTTCCTTTTCAATTTTTAATTTCCGGGTACCCTGAAAGCCAGAAAGTGCAATCTAATTTTGATACTTTGATTAAATATATAAAAGAAAGGAATGATGGAACTGCTCAATGGGACTATGTATATGCCTTAAATACCATCAGCCAGAATAATTTATCACCGGTAGCCCCTCTTCACATTGGTTCTCTTTCTGGAACTTCTCATCTATTTAATATCTTATCCGCAAGATCTTTTTCTGCCGGAGCAAGCAGTGTTCATGCCATTGCAGAGTGTTCGACTTTTTCAGGAAA